ATTGTGCGTTACCTCACAGGAGGTACGCCCGATATGCGTGTCGTAAACCAAAACCGCGTTGTTTTGGTGGCGAAGAACTGCGATACCGACCGTACTATAGCAGCAGAGCCGATTGGCAATCTGCCTGTCCAATTGACAGTAGATAGTGGTTTAAGCGCTGTCTGCGTAGGGTTGGTATTGATCTCAGCAATCAGGGAACAAATCGAGAACTCGCCCGGAGGGGTGTTGAACTCAATTTGGCGACCGTAGATTTATCTATGGCTTCCGATACGCTGGCTTTGAATACGGTTCTTGACCTCTTTCCTGAGGACTGGTCCCGTGTTCTTATGGCCTTACGTACGCCGTGCTGGAAAGGGTTTGGGTCCTTTGGGACCTACGCCAAATTCAGCTCGATGGGAAATGGCTTTACATTCACGGTGGAGACAATTGTCTTTGCCGCGATGTGCCAATCACTCGGTTCGCGTTGCTACAGCGTCTATGGTGACGATATTATTATCGAGAGCCACTTGACGTCTAAGCTCTTATCCCTGCTGCAGTTCTATGGTTTTAAGATGAACGTCCATAAGTCCTTTATCGACGGCCCATTTCGGGAATCGTGCGGGGCTTATTTCAGTCATGGCCAGGATGTAAAACCTTTCTTCTTGAAAGGTCAACCGGTAACTCAACCGGATCTGTGTCATGCCCTGAATGGGCTATTCGGCGTAGCCACCTATGGTGGTTCACTTTACCTCTACCTTTGTGAGCTCGTCCGAAAGGAGAAGCTACCATTGGTACCAGAAAACGAGAACACACGCTCGGGTGTATTTATACACCCTTACGAGGCGTACAGGCGTGGATTGATACGCAATACAGCGTTCGGTCCTGCCTTTCGTGGTCTGGTCGAGGTGCCGAAGTCTGCTCTGGTGCCTCAGCTTTGCGACGATGTTGACAACGACGACACCCTTCGGGGTCGTCGTTGGAAGCAGAAGCGCGCAAGGCTGTATTGGCATTTCAATGCCTGCACCAAGGGACGTTCTACCGTCGGCGATAACTTCTTATGCCGGTGGCTCCGTTTGGAG